CCAACTTGACGGTCCGGACCCTGGGCAACATTGCGACCCTGAACGTCTCCACGAGCGGAAACGCTTTGGTCATGAATGCCGTCTCGCTCTTCGGGGGCGTCATGAACGTCACGGGAACCTCGAACCTGTCAACCACGAACGTAACCACCCTGAACGTCGCAACGGCAAACGCAACCAACTTGACGGTCCAGACCCTGGGGAACATTGCGACCCTGAACGTCTTCACGAGCGGAAACGCTTTGGTGATGAACGCCGTCTCGCTCTTCGGGGGCGCCATGAACGTCACGGGAACCTCGAACCTTTCGACGACGAACGTGACCACCCTGAACGCCACCTCTCTTTTCGGCGGCGCTCTGAACGTGACGGGAACCTCGAACCTTTCGACGACGAATGTGACCACCCTGAACTCCGCCTCGCTCTTCGGGGGCGCCCTGAACATCACAGGAACCTCGAACCTGTCAACCACGAATGCGACCATCCTCAATTCCGCCTCGCTGTTCGGGACGAACATGACCGTCACGGGGACGGCTACCATCGGGAGCCTATCCCTGTCGAGCCTTGTGATCACGTCTCTTAACGTCACGGGGACATCGAACCTTTCGACCACGAACGTAACCACCCTGAACGCCGCCACCTCTCTTTTCGGGACGGCCATGAACATCACAGGAACCTCGAACCTTTCGACGACCAACGTAACCTTCCTGAACGCAGCAACGTCTAACGCGACCAACCTGACTGTCACGGCTCGATCGAACATCGCGACCCTGAACGTCTTTACGAGCGGAAATGCTTTGGTGATGAATGCCGTCTCTCTTTTCGGGACGAACATGAACATCACGGGAACCTCGAACCTTTCGACGACGAACGTGATGGCTTTGAACGCCGACTCGCTTGTCAGTCGTACGACGATCACGGCGAGCTCCAGCCCAGCAGCCGCCGCAAACGTCCTCACCGTCATAGGATCCAGCACGACCGGAAACGTCGTTCAGTTTTCCAACACGGCCGGGGGGACGTTCATCATGACCAATGTGGGTCGTATCGGCATCGGGACGGCGAGTCCTTCGTATCTTCTTGATATCATCAATACTGTAGCAAGCTCGAACTCTCCTTTCTTGCGACTTGGAGGCGCCGGTGGAGCTGGAAACCAGGTGGGTATAATTTTGAACCCTTTGAATGGACGAACTGGTGGACCATCTAGCCAGATTATTGCAATTGATGAAAATTCATCGTCTCACTTGACGTTCTGGACTGCCGCGTCAGGGACAGGGACAACATCCACCGAAAGAATGCGGATAACAACTGCTGGCAACGTCGGCATCGGGAAGACAAATCCCGGTGTCGCTCTGGATGTGGTCGGGGCTATCACAGCATCTGGTGACATCACGTCATCGTCTGATCGCCGTGTCAAGAGCGATATCAAGAATATTGAAGGGGCTCTTGATAAGGTGACTCAAATCGGTGGGTATACATTTACCCGAACGGACGAGCCGCATAAGGGCCATAGACAAGCCGGTGTTATTGCCCAGGAAATCATCGAAGTCCTTCCTGAAGTTGTTCAAATAAGTGAAGAGACGGGATATTATTCCGTTTCATACGGAAACATCACTGCACTTTTGATAGAAGCTCTCAAGGAGGAGCGCATCGAGCGTTTGAAATTAGAGGAGCGTCTCGCGCGCCTTGAAAAACTTACTGCATAGCCACCCAATAAAATGAACATGTTTTCGTGCCGGGAGTTTCATCGTCAAGTCTCATCGCGACTCGAAATGATCCCGATGACACGTCATATACTCTCGCATATACCGACGGAAATGTAGCCGCCCCGCTATGGAAAGGAGTCACGTAAATATTAACATTTGAAGGCATACCCGAAACTGTAATTGTAGTAAGCGTCACACCTGTATCAGTCACGCCTGTAATACTACCTGAAACGCCGTAATAAAAATAATTGATTATTTCATTCGCTGTCGCGGTCGGACCTATTTGCAACGCTGGAGTGGTCACGAGCCCTGTGGTTGTGAGAGAATCTATCGTTGCCGTGTTCGATCCACTGAGACTCCCTAAAAACACCATATTAATATACACGTGTATTTAAAAATCAATCACAATGTAGTCAACGACAACTGTGTTATTACCCGAAGCCCCTCTTTTTCTGATGCGCATATCGAAGCTTGATGTCGTCTTGTTATCGACGAGAGCGCTAAAGATAAAACTATTCGCAACAGTAGGATCCAAGAACACGTTATAATTGGCGTCTGGCATAGCCGGACTCAGTGTGACGGTCACGACTGTAGTGGTGTCCTGATTAACATTGGATACACTTTGATTGCTCCACCTGAAAGATTTGAATGTGGATCCGTCCGTCCCACCCATTCTAAAAGTTCCTGGACTGGCGACAACCGAGCTTGCACTTATCGTCGTTGCGCTGGCAGTTGTCGAATCGAGAGCTCCGAAGAACGGCATCTAATATATAGCCCACCAATTTAATGCGGTGATGGATGGAGACGAATTCGTCCCTGATTTATAAAAGTACGCTGTGAAATTGGTTGTTGTTACAGCAGATACTACGACGGTCATGGGGAAGCCACTCGCCGACTCAATTTGGAGTATAACAGTTGTTGGCACCGACGGAAAAGTGACTCCCCATGACATGGTAACTTTTGTGCCTTCGGCTGAGAAGGGGTCGTCCGCCCGACCCGTTCTCATTCCGTTTATAGTTGTTGTACCGTTCACCCGAACACTATCCACCGTCGCGCCAGTATTTATGGTCACAGTCCCTGCAGACATAGTTCCTCCTGTAAAGTTGCCTATTAAAGTCATCTCCTGTTATACTGGTAGAAAATATGGCAAACACTGTTGTTGTGAACATGTCTACACTTGAAATCATTCTGACCTACCCGACTGATAGCCCAGATCCCCCGAAGATTCCGATCGTCTATGATGCTCAGCTTTTTATTATAGAAATGGATGAAGATCCGTCAACGCTCGAAGCTTTTTTGGACGAGGATGGAGGCGTCAAGTTCCGGCCCATCTCATAAAAATATCCAACTATAAATCAGATGGCGACTGAGCGACTCGTCTTTGCCGATTCGGCCAACCGGGACTCCGCTCTTTACCCTTCAGGCAATTCATACGTCCTCCACCTGACCACGCCCATAAAGAACATCGAGCGTGTGGACCTGGTCAGTGCTCGTGTTCCAAATACAATGTACAACCTCACAAACGGGTCGAACGTAATCAGCATCAACAGCTCAAACGTGTCTTTGAACGAGGGATTCTATTCAGTCTACGGATTGGCTCAGGCTCTAACCACGACGACCATCACACTCGAGTACCTTCCCGACGAGGGCCACTTTTTGTTCTCAAAAGCCACCTCATTCACCCTGTTCATCCACTCACAGGAACTCGCCACCATGCTTGGTCTCACCAAGGGCGCCCTCTACACGTCAGGACTCGCTGGGCCTACGGATCCAACCTACTCCGTAAAGTACATCGTGCGATCCACAACCCTCGTCGACCTCAGTCAGAATGAATACATCTTCCTGGACATTGACGAGCTCCGCACTCCGAGTCACGTCGACACAGGCTCTCTCCAGGGCAACACCGGGACCGTCAGTGGCTCGAATGCGAACCGAAACTTTGCGCCCGTCATTATGGACGTTGGGTCTTCATGTATCAAAAATTTCCACGAGAACAAAGACTACCGCGTCTCGGTCGACTACCCAGAGCCCATAGGCAGCCTCCAGCGCCTGACGGTCCGGTGGGTCGACAAGGCTGGCACCCCCCTCAACTTCAGGGGGTGGGACACGAACGCATTCGTTCTCAGAATTCACGTCCGTCCTGATCCTGAAAGAACCTTGCCGCCCACTCCACCCCTCCATGACGTCGAGCTCAAACGCATCATAGACGCCATGACCATAGCCCTTCCACCACCGCCCAAGGAGGACCCAAAGTTTAAAATTCCATGGTTCCTCTTGGTTCTGGCCGTGCTCATAGGCATCTTTATATGGAGGACGTTTGGGAACCGGCCCATGGTTCCTCCTCCTCAGGTTCCGGTACAGATGATGAGGTAGTCCAAAGAACAGGTGTTCCAGGACCTTTCGACCCTCAGGTTCCTGACAAGGTTGTGTAAAATAGATATTCAGTTGTAACTTCTTTTTCAGGCACGAGGTCCCACCATTTTGTAACCGTTTTCTCCAACTCTTTCAAGCGTCGGTCCCATTCAGCCCCCTTTTTCACAAGTCCCGAGCCGTGCCAACACCCCTTAATCTTTTTACCGGTTTCATCTACGTAAGAGTCAGGGTTGAACCTTATCATAACCATATGTCTTGATCCCAGACCCTGGAAGATACTCATGAGCCTCTTGTTTTCACATGACGTGTCATACCTCTCGTGTTGGAACTCATCCACTTCTACTATGATTGTATGACTTCCTAATTCAATAACAAAATCAGGTCTGAACCTGAAACAATCGACAGCCTTGTCGTGAGTGATTATGGAGTCTGGCCATTTACTCACTAAAAAGTCCTTGACGGCCCGTTCCTTTGTTTTAAACTTTCTAATCTTAGGACTATCAGGGAACACGTGTGAAAAACATTGGGCACAGTGACCCTCGTGGTCTTTTCGTGCTCGAGTTGAGCAGCATATAGAACACTTTTTTTCCCATAAATTTATCATTCCGTCTAATGCGTGACCCGTACAATATCGCGCCATCTTGGATCCAAGTGTATTACAACATGCAGTTTTTGAACACCCATCCTCTTCACAGAAGTTTCGGGCAAATACTGCCATGTCCGATTTCATATGTTCCTGGCAATAATCTGCGCGCGTGTATCCATACGTGGGGCGTGTATTACAATCTTTACACGTTCGATCTACGACGTTCCACATATTAGGATCCTTGTGTTTTGAACAGTGGGTGGGGCGGTATTTTACCACACCATACCTGGCGGTGGTTCCACACTCTGGACAACATGGAAAACGAAGATATATCATGTCTTCTTCTTTGTGCTTGGCGCATTTCACCATAGGACCATCTTTAAATCCAAATGAAGGTTGAGCATTACAATCGGTGCATTTTTTAGACCATAGCACGACCATCCCCTTTTCAATATGAGCCTTACATCTTGTAGGTCTTTCTCCTACTTTTCCATAACTACATGAAATGTTACATTTCGCAACTTCACATTTTTTCTTCGCCAAATTTATCATATCATTCTTTTTGTGAGCGAGACAGAAACCCACCGTCTCGTACCCAAAAGAAGCTATTACAGAACATCCTTCATAATTACAGATGACCATATTCTATTTACAATCTTATTTTTTAACAGCATATACTGGAATTTTAAGCCCGACCCATAGTTACCGCGTAGGTGGGCTGCTGGGGCTCGTTGATCTTCACGTTGGTGGCCAGTGCCTTGATGGCCATGAACACCACGATGGCCAGCAGGGTGGTGAACAGCGCGGACAGGATGTAGTACTGACCACCGTTCTTGCCAACCTGGACCACCTGGGAGATGATCCAGCGAACAACGTCCATCCACGCGACGGCGCTGGCGAAGGCGAATCCCGCCACGATGGAGTTCAGGGACTGGGCCTCGAGCTGGAGAGCGATAGCGGAAATCATGGCGGCCATTTTTATTATTGTATACGAAAAAAATATGACGGGTCCCAGGGGTCCCAAGGGTCCCAGGTTTCAACTGAGCATTCGCCATAGTTTTCTTCTGGACCCTGGTCAAATCCCGGAAGGTCATCTTCAGTCTCATAATCCTCCTCTTCGAGCAACACGGAATACTTGGGTTTCGTCCTGGAGAGATCGTAGCCCTCTTCAGAATCTTCCTGGACCCACCAGGTCATCTAATTTTCACGCTGTTTGTCTATGGCGTTTTTCAACGCACGTTCAGAAGGGTTCTGGGGTTCCCATGTATCCCACGAGTCGGCGCACTGGTTCATCTTCATGGCCTGATCGTCGTCCGCACCCTCGTACTTGGACCACACGAGGTCCTCGTCGTCGACCGTCTCCCACGAGTCCGAGTCGGAACCATCCTCATCAAAATCAGGGTCAGAATCGGTGCCCGATTCCTCATAAATCTCAGGAAACAAAGACCCTATCTGGCGCCCAGTGACGTACCGGGCGGAGTACATCATCCCAATTCTCATATCCTCCTGGAGAACCACGTCGCGGCCGCACGCCTTTGCGTAGTGTGCGGCCATGACGGTTGCTGATTCCATGACTGGCCTGAAGATGTCGAGAGCCGAATTGAGAATGGCCGACGTGTCCAAGTCTCCGTCGCCTGTCTTCATCATCACTGGAATTTCAGAGTAAAATTAGAAACAAAAATAGTCGCGCGATCCTCGGTTACTGAAAATTAGAAAACAAAATTGTCGCTTTCCCGTTGGCAACCTCGAGGAAATTGTAGTTTACAGCATAGACTCTGATGTTTCTAGCTGACGCACTGGAGTTCAAATTCAATTTTAAAATTTGATTCTGAATTCGAGAAAGGTTCACACCGCCTGACGGCCTCGTGGACTCTGGATCTAGGCTGAAAGAGTACATGTAGAAGTAGTACGAGGGAACGCGCGTGTGAAACTCTAAACCTTGAATGACCCTGAGAAACAGTGGGGTGCCCACGTCGGTCGATATGCGTTCCGTAGAGTTGAAGAAGAGCTCGAGGCTGCTAATTTGCTGGACGTTTGAAGTGTTGTCGGCTAAAAAGTCGTACGCAAGAGCCGTTTCGTTTTGAATAACAAAATAGAGTTCCTTGACGATGTTTGAAAATCCCATGTTGCATCGGACGGACGTGGCTCCCAGAGGCGCGAAGAACTCGGACAGTTGAACCTGCTGCAAAAGGTGAATTTGCGGGGTTTTGCGGATGTATTCAATCTCTTTCTGCCCAAGATACGTATTCTCGACGTGGATATAGATCTGGATAGGATCTGTGATGTCTACTGGAGGTATAGTGAACGTGTTTGAAGGTTTGGTGACAATCCTGAAAATTACGGGTTCATTGAATGCACACAATGGGATTCCCCTTTTAAGGATTGAAAAAGGGAGTGGAATTGTGTAATTAGACGCCGCGACCTGCGTCCCCTTGCCGAACAGTCCCTCGAGTGCCGGTTGTTTACCCTGTGGAACTTCAATGTCGTATTTCATGGCAATAAACTCTCCATAAATTCTCTCAATCAACATGGAACCTATATAAATCTCCACGTGTTCGATGAAAAGGGTCCCGACGGACTCTTCAACTTGAACATTCAATAGACTTGGCGGGAAGAAAACTTTGAGGTACATTTCCGTGATGAGATCCCCCGACCGCGGAAGGGTCAAGAAATTCTCGCCGCCGAGAACGAGCAGGTTATCATCGAACTGAACTTTGTCGACTCGGGATGCGTAGAGACTCGACCCTTCATATTTCTCTTTAAAATACGTAACCTCTGGATCCATGCTCAATGCGATATCCTCCTGACCTAAAAAGGCCAAACTGGCACGTGAGGCCATTCCTAATAAGTTCAGAGAAAAAACAAGGGCACCACAGGCGCCGTTTACGAGCCGCAGACGGGCAGCCATCACAAGTCCTTCGGACTCGGTCTCTAAGTGTTGAACCTGATTCCCCCGAGTCCGTCTGAAATCTGGAGAATATTGTAATTCACCGCCATTACCCTAAGTTCTTTAGCGGGGAGGAATTCCTGTCCTCCACAGTTGAGGGTCAGAAGAACCTGCTTAATTCGACTGAAATTGATCTGTCCATGCGGCTTTGGAGACGAGGTGTTGCCGGTAAAGGCATACATGAAAAAATCGCGTTGAGGAAAGTTGGGGTAGTGATTGAACGGTTCTATATCGCCCGTATAAAGAGTATCCGTCGTGTCCGGTGTGAAAATCTCCTGGCCGTTGAAGCTGAGACCAAAACTCAGGACGGCGTTGTTCGAGTAGTCATATGGTTTCTGACTTGTGGGTTGGACCACGAAGAAAAGCTCGCGCACGGGATTCTTAAAGTCCAGATTGAACACGGCATTTTGAAAGCCTTGTAGGAGGCCTATTGTCTGATATTGACACTGTGTAATCATATATTCTAGTCGGGCATTCTGGAACCAACGAATTTCTGGGTCTGATAGGTACACGTAATCTGTGATGATGGTGGCTCCCAGTGTGGGATTGGTGATCTGAATTGAAGTAAGTTCTTCGAATTTCCTGAACGTGACGTGAACCTCCACGTCTTGTCTGCCGAGCGCCACGAGAGGCAAGTACAGCGACGGATTTCCGTTGAAATAAAAGGGCAAATTCACGTAGTAATCGCGACCAGGAGGGGCGACGGGCGTCGCATCATTCTTCCCCGTGAGGATCTGTAACCCTGGTTGATTTTCAAAAGGAACATGGAGGTCGTTCCACAACTCGATAAATTCGCCGGTAAGAGACTGAATCGTCTGACCACCAATCTTTAGTTCAGCAGTTTTGATTGCCCATGTAGCCACTGAATCGTAATACGTATACGCCAGCGACGTCGCTTGTGAGTCGGCTGGACTTGTTATGGGGTACACAGAGATGAATGTATTTGAAAATATATTAGGAGTGGTGGTGGAGCCACCGACCGTTATTGATATTTGGTATGTGTTTGCGGTGTTTGAGACGATGAGGGGAATTTGAAATGTGTATGGAGGCAATAGACCGAGACCAACCTGATAGGTCTTGGTCCCGAAAGTTACGCTGCTCACAGGATCCGCTGTACAAACCGCGCCAGTAAGCATGTAGGTTCCGGCATTGCTGAATTGGAGACCGGTCTGTGTATACGATATAAGGTTAGAGGCGCCACTGGACGTGAAATTGTCAATGAAATTGAAAGGACTCGTGATCGTAGCGACGCTTGATTTAAAGGTTAGACCGTTTTCCGGTAGAATGACTCCATCTGGAGTGGTTCCGGTGTAAACTCCTATTTTATTCACGACAAAGCAACTATTTGAAAGGATGGTGGTGATGGATGTTGTCGTGATATTCATAGTGTAGTTCCGATTAGAGTCCGCCACGGTGACCGGCATCGTGAATGCAAATGTAGGGTCGCGTCCTTGCGGCGAGAGGTCGTACATGTACTGGAGGTTGGAGCCTTCCCATAGAGCTACATTCGAGACGTACCCACTATTCAAATATATCACACCGGTTATTAGGTAGTCGCCGGTAGTTGTAAATTTTACAATTGACCCTGGATTCAGAGTCACGGACCGGTTGCTTGGCGCATAGACGTTGTTGAAGAGCTGTATCTGACACGGATTGGCGTCCATGACTATATCCGAGTTCAGCAGGTAATTATCATTCACTGGATTTATGGAAATGTATGAATTCGATTGAACTTGCGTACCCGTGCTCGTCATGTAAAAATAATAGGTGTTTGATAAGTTTGTTATGTTCATTGGAATAACAGAGGGCATGGAGGGGTCTGGGGATACGCGAAAAGTGTATATATATTCGAAATTGGGGTTAACTGGTCCTCCTCCCTCGATGGCTTCAGTCGTGCTCGAGCCGTATGAGAATGTGTGTATGGACCCGGCGCCAATGTCGACGCCAACCTTGAGAGAATATCTCCCCTTCTCTTTGAATTTTAAACGTCCTCCAGATGTTATAACGTATTTAGCAGATGGATCTTGAACCGTCCAGTAAGGTCCAGCCTGAGATGTTAAATTTAGATTGAGAAATTGATCACCAGATATATTTAATGGCTGCGTCAGGGAGGTGAAGAATCCTGTCCTGGCGTCTGCTGGGAAGGTGCCAGTCGTCTTGATCCACCCCGATTGTTCAAGTGTAAAATCGGAAGTTCGCGTCACTGTAGAAGTGAAATTTGCTGAAGAATTTGAGATTGAATTTGATACTAAATTAGAAGTGCTATTGACGGTATACACGAGATTGCCGCTTACCGGGTTTATGTTCGAATAAGCTTTCGGGTCCAATCCAAAAAACACGCCTGATGCGAGAAAATTTGAAGAGTTTTCAACCTCTATTGCGGTACAGTTGCTGAATATAAACTTGTTTAGACCGTAATCGTAATTTACATATGGAGTGAATAATGGCGTGAGCCAGATGGGTATATTGACTGTCGAATAATACGACACGAAAGTTACAGCAGTGATGGTTGCGTCACCAGATCCGTCTGCTGAAGATATGATGCGTATGTTCGGGTCGTTCGTTTCTTCATCTGGAGCCGTCGGCCAAGTCCAGTCGGAACCCGGGTTATACAGAGCTGGTAGCCTCAATTTGAGCGTCAGCCCCCGTATGAGATCTCCTTTTAAGGGGATTCTACATATATTGTTCTGACCGTACCCAACTTGCTGATCCAGGAAGGGGATGTCGTAGGCTTCAAGAACGAACGGCGTGTGTCGCCGATACACACCGGAGAAGTACGTTACTTGAGGGGATCCGGTGAGATACGCATCTTGTTGTCCAATCGCTGCCAGCTGGATGTAACCAGCGGACATCTCTAATAAATCCGAAGGATTTATTTACGCCCGAAGGGCGCCCCGTATATCTCGGTCTTGCTGCTGCGCTCACAGCCTCCCCTAATTTTGCGTGAAAATGGTAGATGACGCTTCAGCTCAAAAAGTTCGATCCGTCTAAAATGGCTGATGACAAAGTTTGCGTCTTTATAGGAAAGCGTGGTACAGGCAAGAGTACGCTGGTGACGGACATTCTCTGGCACAAAAAGAATATACCAGCAGGAATCGCCATGTCTGGAACCGAGGAGGGTAACGGCTACTACAAGCAGTTCATTCCAGACCTGTTCGTCTATGGCGATTACAACAAAGAGGCTCTCGAGAAGATTATCGAGCGTCAAAAGAAGCTCTTGGCCGCCGGGAAGTGCAATCCCGTATTTATCCTCATGGACGACTGCATGTATGATAGGTCGTTCATGAGGGATGTATGTATTCGGCAGCTCTTTATGAATGGGCGCCACTGGAAGATATTCTTTATGATGACGACCCAGTACTGTATGGACATGACGCCCATGATTCGCACGAACGTTGATTACGTGTTCGCCTTGCGCGACAATGTCCGACAGAACCGCGAAAACCTGTACAAGGCGTTCTTTGGCGTCTTCCCGACATACGATCAGTTTTCACAGGTGATGGATGCGTGTACCGAAAACTATGAGTGCCTCGTTCTCGACAACACCTCCAAGAGCAACCGCATAACTGATTGTGTCTTTTGGTACAAGGCCCCTATCCGTCGTGGATTTCACGTGGGCTCCGCCGCTTTCTGGCAATATCACCAGCGCCACTATAACCCGAGGGCGGTCGTCCAGCCCCTCGCCCCGGTGACCCAGCGCAGAGGAGGGACGGTGATTGTCAAGAAATCAGGGGCGCGTAGTTAGTTCATCTTTCTTTTCATGACCAGAATTAGATGTTGACATACGACCCGAGTGTTTCAGAAATGTCATCGCCTATTCCAGTCGCATCGGCTTCGGTGGAGATGGAGGCTCGGAAAGATGATAGTAAGCAGATGGTCCCCACCGGCCTGCTGCGAGAGCCGGCTGAAAAAAATCTAGACGAATCTCAAATGGCGGAGTTTTCGTCGTCGATTGAAGATGTGATGCCCGGTCCCGGCCAGATGATGCAGGATGAGGTTCAGGGATCCCCCTACGAGCAGGCGCCACCCCAGAAGGCCAAGGCGGCGAGCGGCTCCAAGGGGGCCTCCTCCTCAAAGAACCCCCTCGGCCTCACAGACGAGCAGTACTATGCGGCGCTCGCCGGTGTGGCGGCGGTCATCGCCTTCTCCAAGCCTGTTCAGGGCAAACTGAGCACCATGGTGCCCAAGTTTCTGGGTGATTCAGGCGATCTGTCCGTGACGGGCATGGCGGTTTCGGCCCTGATTGCCGCCATCATCTTCTACTTTGCTCGTCAGTTTCTTTCGGAGAAGGCCTAGGTCACTCCCGGATCGAGTCTCCGCAATAAGTGCGCATCCCACCCTTGGTATAAAGTCCGTTATCAATGCAAATCTTCTTGAGTTTTTCAAAATTCTCCCAAAATGCAAGCGAGTGATCGTACTCTGGCACAGTCATATGTGCGAGTTCGTGAATGAGCACATAAAAAGCCGAGTTTACATCGTCTCCATCCAGGCAGATGTAAATTTCGTACCCTTTATTCACGTTGGAACCTATGACTCCATCCTTCTTCCCATTGAGTCCAGTAATGATTGCTGGTTTGAGAACCGGTTTCCATAGTGGATCTCCAGAATCGCGAAGAATATCGACCGTCTTGAAGTACCGCTCCTTCAGCTCGGTCAGCATTTTTGGTTCTGAATTAGTGAGAACCACCAGCAGCAGTAGCAAGGCGGCCACAAGTAGCCATACCCACCACATCTCTAGCATTTACAAAGACAAATTTTGTGTATAAATCCGAGATTAATCCAGTCGGCCTGGACACCATGGGTTCCCAGGCGAGACGGTCGAACCCCATATCTTTCAATTTCTGGATCAAAATCGAGCCATCCAGAAGGGGCTCCTCCTTGGGACCGTCAGCGTAGAAGGGGCCACCTGCCAACCGTACATGGAGTTTTTCATTTTCAATCTTGAATTCGTTTCTTAAATTGTCTATGAAGTGGCCATTTTCATCCGCCATGGATTCTGCCCGTGCTTTTTCGGGTGTGATTCCCATGAGGAGACCTCCCAGCTTCAGGGAAACCTTGATCGCCTTGAGCGATTCTGTAAGTGTATTTTCATTTTCAAAAATGTAGTGGAGTGAAAAATTGTAGCAGACCACGTCATACGGCCCAGCAAAAGCCGCCTGTCGGATATCACCTTTCCCAAGGAACCAGACCCCAAACTGCATTTCGTGTGCACGCTCCTCGGCTTCCAGCAGGGAATCCTCGTCAGGATCAATTGCGGTTACATGGGCCTTCACCGCCTTCCACTTCCACCAGTCGCCACCACGACCGCATCCACAGTCGAGAACGTGTGAACCAGGACGAACCCATTCCGCGATCAATTTACGTTTGTAATTGTTGTGAGATTTACGGAGATCTTCCATTGTACTTGCGTAAACAACGGTCCCATTCCTTATTTAACGCGTCTTGTACGGCCAGGGTTTCATATAGGGAATGATTTTGGAACTCTTGTATATTCATGGTATCGGGTATAGAATCAAAAAATGCGTGTATCTCTTCTATTGAAGCATCACGAAACGTATATCCACTTATGGGTTTCCATGTTATTTTTCCAGTCAACATACCACTTATATCACTTGGGCGAACTGCTGTATTTTCACTCGCGACGCTTACGTTGAGAAATACCGTTGCCGCACCGTCTTTTATGGCGCTCACGAGTTTCACCGCCCTCTTGATGATATTTGCCCGAACCGTCATTGGGTGAAGGTTCTGGAGTGTGTTATTCGTCGCGTCTCCGTCGATATGGTCTCCATTCTCACCAGCACCCAACTCCCTACCTAGTACACACTCGATCATCAAACCGTATAGCGCACGAGTCGCCCCTTCCGATCCCCGTCACCACCAGCACATACGGCAACAAGCTCCCGAGCAACTTCAAGTTTGGAATTTTTTAAATTGTAATAATAGATGATGCCCCCCGGTCCACCATCCAAAATGCCGTTCATAATCGGCGGGTTGGTTTTAGTAGTGGTAGTGGTAGTGGTATTGGTCGTTGTAATTTATTATCTAACAAAGGGATCCGAGACTCCAGCGCCGACGCCTATGCCCCCTGCGCCGGCTCCTCAGGGTTCTGGACCCGCTCCTTATTCGGGGCCGGCTCCTCAGGGTTCTGGACCCGCTCCTTATTCGGGGCCGGCTCCGCCGAGTCCGTCGCCGACGCCTATGCCCCCTGCGCCGGCTCCTCAGGGTTCTGGACCCGCTCCTTATTCGGGGCCGGCTCCGCCGAGTCCGTCACCGCCGCCACCAGGAGGATATACATACACGTACACAGGACCAGCTTTTCAGAGTTCTAGCCCGAACGGCTCGGACGATACTCGCCTTCTTGTGACATTTAAGACGGCGTCGCCGTTGCCGGCTAATACTGAATTCATCACAGCAAGCGCAGCTACAGCAAAGTATGCCGTCTTGAAAGTGGTTCGTAGCGGCATCACAATTTCGTCACTTCAAGTGAGTGATGGTAATTTCAAACTTCACACTAACAGTTCTGGATTGATCGACGCATGGTTTATTTTTGGCAACGATGGAACACATCAAGCATACACGATGAACACCATGTCATATGTTCTTAGAGGGATTAATGGGAAAACTGGCTATGACCAAGCCACCTGGAATAATGGCAATAGTGGCGGAAGAACGGGACCGCCTGCTCCCATCAACTCGTGGAGCGTGCAATTTTAGAGCATCTCTCAATTTGATGAAAGGCCGCTCTTCTCCTTTCGATCTCCACGACCCCCAGCAATCTGTATTCCGTACATGCGTTCTGTATAAACCGCTCGTCGCCACCTGAAATTTTTGAAATTTAGAATGCGCCGGAAGTATTTCACCCGAAGGAGCGTCACCTCGAGTGAATATGATACCTTTGTGCACGCGCCCATCCCTTAGGTACTTATTGATGCAACTCGGACCGACACCATAAGCCACAGCCGCCGCAGCTGGTGAGCAGTATCGCGCCAACTCCTCCCGAGTTTCCGAGTTCAAAACAATAACTGTAGTAGCATTTATGTTGTGCTCCGTTTTTTCTCGTTGGTTCGCGACCTGCTCCATATGGGTTGCCCATCGAAGATTGAATATACTGTCATTGAGAGGTTCTCTGAAATTTATATGATCGGCCGTATAACTTTCATTTGGCCGACGTCTTCCAGATGCTGTTAGAATGAGATGCGAACGCAATCTCATCTTTTTACCGACGTGAATCATCATTTTACCATTTAGGATTGTTCCACTAATCACACCATTATCATTCAGTATCTCACCAAGCTCGAGTATCGCGAAACCCTCAAATGACTCACCTTCATCTGTATACCTAAACTTGATCCAGTTCGACCTGTCTCGATACAAGTATATCAGGTTTTCACTTGCGCCTCTATTGAAAGTTCTGATTCTATACAGCAGGTCTTCATCACTCGCCCTGTGGGCGTTCACAACCTTTCTGCGTTCCTCTATAGGTTTTAGGGCAAGGGAACGATTGAATCTTAAAATTGATGCGGCGGTGAGTGAAAAATCGTCGTGTGTGAATGGCTCTACTCTACACTCTTTTCTTGTCCTAATTTCCTTCTTTATTTCTGAAATTCTTGCAAAGTCCTCTCGAGTTTCATCAGGCTGACGCTTCCGTAAGAATGCCGCCATTCTACTCTAACGTGCGTCTATATTTTATTTACTTAAAGCTGTGTCTAGTTGTATAAACAAATGGCCGGAGAATTAACTTCTGACTACCTGACTGTTCCAGGACAGCTTTTTGCGTGCGTGTCGTTTGTGGGCCCTGACCTGCCCCAGAAAAATGAGCAGCTGGGCATGAAGATTCGTGGCTGCTTCCCAACTCGCGAGGAGGCGGGGACCCACGCCAAGCGTCTCCAGAAGGATGATGCCTTGGTCGACATTTATGTTGTTGACATGTACAAGTGGCTTCTGATTCCCCCCAAGCGTGACGAGATTGAGGATGTTCACTACCAGAACGACAAGCTCGAGGAGATCATGGCCAACTACCGCAAGAATCAGACGGCTGCGGCGGCCATGTTCGAGAAGCGCAAGCGTGACATGACGGCCAAGCCCCTTGAGGGCAGCGAGACGCCCTTCATCGAGCCAGGTGATGAGAACAGCAAGTACTACACCAAGCCAGATGTGCCTCCCATTCCCCACCCAGCTGATTTGCTCGACGACCTGAAGAAGGAGTTCCCAGAGGCTTCCATCGAGGAGCTGGTCGCCAAGGCGGACATTCGCGTTGCGGCCGAGGTGATGAAGCGCAAGGATGCGGAGGATGCCAAGGTTGCCGAGGAGGCTGCCCGCGCGGCGGAGACCAGGCAGCCAATCATCGAGGAGGAGGAGGTGCCCGACGCCTAAAATGTTGCCACATATTAATAATGTTATTTAAATTGATTGCGGTAGTTGCAGTGTTGATCCTCTTGTACATTTCGTATCAGAGGCTCCCAACTGCACCCGCAAGAATATCTCAAACTGTTGCCGCTTATGACAATCAGTTTGATGTATTCAGAGATATGGAGCCAGCCGACCAGACTCGGGAAAACCCGTGGGTCGGCTTTATCCAGGAGGATGTCCATGTGAACCGAACGGGTCCAATTGGTAATTTTATTGGCGCGGACGCCAGTTCTGGGAATGCGGTTTTGTATGCAGTAACCTGATCGGGGTCTTCGGACTTGGGTGATTTACTTCGCCCCGTTAATTACAATAGGGCGCATACTGATTATGATTGTCCCGATAACTATACCTATCAAAATGAGCCCAATTGGGTTCATGCCCTTGAGGAAATCAAGAGGATCCTTTTGTGGGGTCTCGAGGTCGCGGTGAAACGTGGGGCGGGGCTCATGGACCTGCTGCTGAGGCCAATCACTTTCGGACGGCGGCCCGTTTCTTGACTGGGACGGCTGGTCGCTTTTTGATAGGAAGGGGAGGCTTTCCATCCTCTGTACAATCAGAGTCACTCTCGCTTTTATCTGGCACAACAAATCCATCTAGATTTCCATCATCATCCGCATCTTCTTCGTCGTCAGAGTCCTCGTCCGAGTTGGCGTCGAGATCAGCGTCCGTCTTGATGTCCGACTCGTCCGTATCATAGTCATCCACAGCGTAATCATCCTCAACCTGCTCAACCGGCTCGTAGCGCACTGGGGGTTTAGTGACGCGCCCCGAACGGGTCCGCGTCTCACGTGTCTGCGCGCAGTCTGGGGAAGGGGCCTTCTGATCGACCATCTGGGTAGTCTACGATGGATTCGTTTAAGTACTTTGGGAAAAATTGTATACCCTTGGAAATTGCGTTTTGATTTATAATAAACTCGCCTTCGTAACCAAGCTCTTTCGCAATTTGGTCGAGGGCTTCCTGGTGTTCTGAATCATCCGCTCGTCTGATGCTGATTCCCAGGTCCCTGACGTTCTCGATACAGGCGTACAGGGCACTCGCAGACTCATCCAGACGGTTCGTTGAAGCCAACTGTTCGAACTCTTGGATGTTGACCAAAAATCTTTCCCAGCTCTTTGGGTCCAGACCCGAGTACATGTGGACCTTTTCTTTGTACTTCTTGAAACGTGCGACTGGGCCCATCGGGAAGGAAATCCATAAGAAAACTACAAGAAGGACTACCCACAATAGCAACGTCATTGAGTTGCTCTACTAATGATGGAGGAAGAATATGTTCCCGCCCTCTGAACTCGCGACAGTCCTCGTCGAAACACCTCTGAGAGATGCGTCCTGAGCGTATAGAAAACCATACATGATTTGATTTGTGGTCTCTGTGGATTCCCTCGCAGTACTTGGCGTCTGACTGGGCGAACCACCCATCATGATCGTGACGTTGGATCTTTTTGATGTGGGTTCGCTCCTGACCCTCGAGGTACTTGCGCACAAACTCCTCGAGGGGTCCGTTATTCACGAGGACCTCTTCGGTCCTGGGTGCCTCATCCGTGCGCACGGCGAAGAGGGTGAGTATTTCGGTGGTTGGCTCTTTCGAAAATGTATTACCATCCAGGTCCTTCCATGGAATATATGGATCTCCGGTGGGTTTCTTATGGGACCAGAGCATCCGGAGTCCTGACCCCCCATAGACTGACGCGTCGATGATACGGTCCCAGTCAAATGAAAAGTCTTCAGTTAATTTTAAAATAATTTTAGATCTGAATTGAAGAGCCTGATTTCTGGTGACAACCAGATCCGGCCAATGAATATGAACTCCTGATTTCACGAGCCCCTCGCCAATGGGTCTGGGCCGGGCACGGGCGATCAGACACCTGGACTGTGTTTCCAGGGATTGATGAATTATTGAACAAAATTGAAAAAGATCTTCATCCTTTAGTTTCTCCTGCGCCTTGTAGTCTAGGTCCACGAAAAACTTGAACAGTTCCGTCTTTTGCTCGACTACGTATAATTTCGTTCCTAATTTAATCGCATCCACACAGGATTGGTAAAATTCCTGGGTCTCCTCTGTGGGTACGAACAGAATCCCTCCGTCCATGAGGACGTGAGTGGCATGTCCTTTTGGGACGCGCCATCTTTCGATTGACATTACTAATTTAGAGCCTATTTTCTCTAAGAGTCTTCTTCTTCCGAGTCGATTTGGAGAAAGGACCAAAATGGCCGTGGACCCTTGGATTTTTTAGGGGGCTCCTCGGTGGTCTCGACCTGTGGAGGGGTCTCGACCTGCGGCTGAGACTCTTGGTCCTGCTCGAGTTTTTCAATTTCATAACACAATTTGCGAAGGGTCATACCCTCCGCGAGTTGTACTGGATCCTCACTCTGTCCACGCATCGAGGCCAAGATGGTGGCAAATTCTATTTTTGACCGGGTCATCCTATGGTAAGTGCGTAGCACTTATTTGGTCGCGTGTAGCGCGACCACACAGTTCCTACGGAAGTGTGGTGCTAAATACGGAGGTTGAAAGGCGTCTTGGTGTGGCTCATGGCCTGGTGAAACTCTGGGTTGTCCAAGACGTGTTTACGTATCATTGGCCAGAGGTTTGGCAATTTTGAAATGAAATCTAAATTCTCAAACTTACAATCGTCATTCTCATCGTAATTTTTACGGAAAGGAACTAGATTGGAATCCATCTTGGACATTTCCTCATTGAATCTCTTGATTATATGCCGCTGCTCTATACCCGTCATCTGCATATTGAATAAATATACGTGATAATGGTTGAGCACATCCACGCCATCCTCCACGTCCCTTGGCTCTGGTGTATCGGTCGAAAACTTGAAGTAGGAGTATGAGCCCCTCTTCAGGTTTATGATTCCCCGTGTTTCTTCTTCGAGTTCACGAACCGCACACCGAAGTGGGTTGTAAATCTCGCGTCGGCGACACCCGCCTGTGACAAAAGTCCATTCACGGTATCTTCTGTCGTGCACGATGAGAA